GGTATCAGGGCATAGTTATACGTAGTGATGAAGTAAAGCGCAGTTATAGTTGCGGAGATTTACCTCTAGGTTCATTGAGCAAAGGTTTTACTATCTTTGATAAACCCGTAATTTGTACTACACCTTCGTGTGTTTCTAGTGCTGACAGTAAGATACCAAAAGAAAAGTTATGAACATAGACACCGAACATTTGCACCACTGGATGCAAGCAATTAGACAAAGTAATGATCCAATGCGTACTATGGACGCATTTTGGAGCGGACAACTTAAAAGTAAAGAATGGCTGATAGATAGCTTAGAGCTTGTTGTCCGCCCATACATTAACAAAACAAAACTATCAGTAGACATTCACGGTGGATGGGTGGGTGTATTGGCTAGCATGTTATTTCAAAGTAACTTACACATATCATCTATACGTAGTATTGATATTGACCACACTTGCGAATCTATTGCTAACACAATGAATCAACTGGAGTATCACTCAAACCGTTTTAGGGCGGTTACAGGTGATATGGTAAATATACGCAGTGATGCTGATATTGTTATCAATACAAGCTGTGAACATATCACCCAAGATCAATATGACTTATGGTTAAGCGGGTTACCACATAACAGTCTTATATGTTTGCAAAGTAACAATTATGACATAAAGGAACATATTCGCACAGCCAATAGTTTAGAACACTTTGTTCAACAATCTAAGATTAAAGTCTTGTACAGAGGTCAGTTAGAGCTTCCTCTTTACACTAGATATATGATTATCGGGAATCAATAATTATTCCATGTACGGTTATTTTTATAAATAAACTACAACAAACATCGAGAGTAACAAATGGACAGCAAATTAAGAACGTTTATCAAAACACTATCATACAGAATATTATCCATATTAACAGTATTGGTACTAAGCATTGTACTAGATTACGGTAGTGGGTTTGGACTTAAGTTCGTTATTATCACTATGACTATCGGATTTCTGTTATTTTTTATTCATGAACGTGTATGGAATTTATTCAAGTTATTTAAAGACGGTGAATACGATACCCCTAAACGTAGTCTAGTTAAAACCATATCATGGCGTATACTGAGTTTTATTGCACTGTTCATCGTAGGTTTAACATTGGGCCTATCAAGCGAGAGTGCCTTGACGTGGACTATATGGAATAACCTAGCGTTTATTGTGATTCATTATCTACATGAAAGATTATGGAACCGCATTAGTTGGGGTAAAACAGTACATGTATCAACTATGTGATATAAAAACAATACACTTAGAGATAACAAACAAATGTCAAGCTAGCTGTCCAATGTGCGCTAGGAACTTGCAAGGTGGTATAGACAATCCGTTTATGAATCTAAGTGAAATTACCATTAAACAATTCACTGGTTGGTTCAGTCCAACTTTTATTAAACAGTTAGACAAACTATATATGTGCGGAAACTTGGGTGATCCAATCATAGCAAAAGACACAATAGAGATATTTGCATATTGCAGAGAACACAATGATTCAATGGAACTTAGCATGAATACAAATGGTAGTGCAAGGTCACGTAGATTCTGGGAACAACTAGCTGAGTTAAACGTGAATGTTAGATTTGGAATAGACGGGTTAGGTGATACTCATAAACTATATCGCCGTGGAACCGATTTTGATATGATTGTCAAAAATGCAAGTACATTTATTAGTCACGGTGGCAAAGCCATATGGGACATGCTGATATTTAAACATAACGAGCATCAAGTTGATGATTGCAAGAAATTAAGTGAACAATTGGGTTTTGTTCAATTTGTACCAAAGAATACAAGTAGATTTAAAGAAAACAAATTAGATGTTATCGACACAATGGGTAAGAAAGAATACACACTATATCCAAGTATTAAGAGTAAAACCCTAACTGACAGGACTATTGAGATTAAATCAGGACCAATTCATTGCAAAGCAAAGAACGGTAGTTTATATGTCACTAGTCACGGAATAGTAACTCCCTGCTGTTGGTTAGGAATAGATGAATTGCCTCATCATAACCCCAGTAGAATAGACTACTTGAACAAGATAGAAAAATTCTACTCTTTAATTGAGCATACACTTGAAGAAATATTCGATAGTGGCATTTTTGACAAGATAAGTAATACATGGAACTCTGATGCTTTATTAGAGTGTACTAAACAATGTGGTACTTTTAATAAGTTTGAATCACAGTATGAAACTACCTAAGACATGACCAATATCGTAAAAATTGTAAATGAGGATTTTACAAAACACTTATCTATTGATTTTACAGTATCAAACGTTTGCAACTATAGTTGCCATTACTGCCATCCTGGGTCAAACGAAGGCACTAGGCAATCACCGAAAGACTTTGATCTCTTAATAAAAAACTTTGACCATTTGTTAAACACGTACAAGAACAACTTTAACAAAACAGAAATTAAAATTGAAATCACGGGCGGTGAACCCACAGTGTGGCCTAGATTACAAGATTTTGCAAAATACATAAAAGAGAATCATCAACTACAAAACGTAGCATTGACTACCAATGCATCAAGAACAATGCGCTGGTGGGAAGAAAATGGAAAATACTTTGATGAAGTTCATATAAGTTTACACGATGAATGTGATGTTAATCATATCATCAACGTTGCTGATTTCTTATACAACGAAACGGACAATCATGTCGCTGTAAACGTTATTATGGATCCAACTAATTGGGACAAGTGTAAAGTCAACTTAGATAAAGTGGTGAATCATAATACACGGTGGTTAGTTAAAACATGGGTATTAACTAAAGATGGTCACATTAGAACTGATTATACTAATGAACAATTAGAAATGTTCAGAGATAAAGTACACAAAATGCCACCACAAGAATACATTGATAAGATGCTGGCTAGAAAAATCATCCCGCCAAAGTCAACGGCTAAATTTATTTATGATGACGGGTCTATAGAACCATACAATAGTTTTATGTTGAGGTCGACTAATGAACATAACTTTTATGGATGGCAGTGTAATTTGGGCGTAGATAGGATCCCTATCATTTTTGGTGATCTTGTAGGCAGTTGTGGTGCTAGAAATATTTTTAACTTAGAAGAACCTTTATCTTTATATGATGAAGATTTTACAAGCAAGTTCACAACTGATATAATATCACCTATTATTTGTAATCAATACTCATGTGGTTCTTGCACAAAAGACTTAAAGATTCCAAAACATAGCATAGGCGGGTATAGTAAAATCATACCTATTATAAATGAAAAGTAAAACGTTCTGTCCACTGCCATTCATACACATGGCTACACGACCTAACGGTGATATAAGACTATGCTGTACCAGCAATGCTAGTGGCGCAGGCGTTGTTGACTCTAAAGAAATTGGTTTAGTTAAGCGTGATGGTATTAATATGAATCTGCGTGACCACACTATTGAAGAAGTATGGAATAGTGAGTTTATGCGTAACACTCGCTTAACTCTACTAGATAATAATGTACCCGAAAGTTGTAAGAAATGCTTTGAAGAAGAAAGCAAGGGTATTAAATCTAAACGTTATTGGGAAACAGAAGTCTGGAAAGAACGTATAGACCTAAATTCTGTTGTAGATTCTATGGGTGATGATGGTAGTATGCCAGTCAACATTCCCTACTTTGACTTAAGATTGGGCAATCTATGTAATCTAAAATGCATCATGTGTAGCCCGCATGATAGTAGTGCATGGATCAAAGAATGGAAAATTCAAACGCCACAGTACACTAACCCTATGCTAATACAAGATCAGGGCTGGGATCGTACTATGGATTACACATGGTATCAAAAAGGATCATTCTTACACTCAATGAGGAATCAAGCAGAACACATCAAAGAATTGTATTTTGCAGGTGGAGAGCCTTTACTGATTCCGGAGCATGAACATATATTACAATTTATGATAGACTATGGTTATGCCAGTAACTGTATATTACGTTACAACAGTAATGGAACTGAGATTAGCGACAAGTTATTAGAGCAATGGACACACTTTAAATTAGTAAAGTTTAACTTCAGCATAGATGCATTCGGAGAACAGAATGATTATATCCGCTACCCTAGTAAGTGGGAAGCTATAGTTAATAACTTACATAAACTTGACAATACGCCCGACAATGTTGTAGTTAACGTAGCATGTGCTGTTCAGTTACTTAATGTAAAATACCTAGATGAACTTGTTGATTGGAAGATGAGTCAAAACTTTAAGAAGGTCAACACAAAACAGTATGGTGCAGGTTTGATCGGATTACATCTTGTGTACTTACCAAGCTACTTAAATATCAAAGTACTACCCAAATCTGAGAAAGAACTAGTAAACGAACGCATAACTAAATTGATACACAAATACAGTTCACCTGAGTTTGATAATGACCCATATGGTAAAGCTCGATGGCTAGGTCTATTAAACTATATAAATAGTGAGGATTGGTCACACAAACTACCAGCAACAATTGAGTATCTGACCATCACAGATAGTACTCGCAATACTAACTATAAAACAACATTCGATTTAAAACTATGAACAATGGACAAATATATCAATCACTATGTACATTAGGTGATAACGTCAAATTAAAACTTAACATAGATGTATCTAGTGTATTAGACAAGCTAATAGAATTTGACCAGTACTGGGTACCCTACAATCAAAAGAAAGATACAATTAACAACCGTCATGGGCTAGCATTAACTAGTCATACCGGAAAGATTGATGATACTATGCATCTAAACAGCTTTGGATACGCCCAACGTAATCTAAACATTGAAATGCGTGAGGACAATTTCAACACATATACTCCTGCAATGACAGCATTAACCGAAATTAAAGATATAGCAGAGTTGTTTACAGATATCGGTCGAGTGCATATTCTACGAATTGGCAAAGGTGGATTCTTTCCACCACACAGAGATTTCCCACAATTAGAACCAGACTATATTAGATTGACTTGTATGTTTGGTAAAGCCAAACCCGAAAACTATTGTATGTTGTTTGACGGTAAACCATTCTATCATGATCCTGGGTTCTTCTATTTCAATAACTATCAAAAGGATCATAGTATATTCAGCTTTAGTGACTATGTATACAGTGTGATTTTAACAGTAAAGTTAAACGAAGATACCTATCACAAGATAATTAAACATAGTATGTCAGAATGATTAGTTACGAAAACCCCGATAAAGAGAACTGGTTTTTAGTGTCATGGACATTAAGCAATAAATGCAATTATCGTTGCAGTTATTGTCCTGAGCATCTACACAGTGGTAGTACAGGACAACCTGAATGGTCTACTGTAGAACGATTTATCAAAACGTTCTCTGTGCCAAACAAAGAGTTATGTTACAGATTGAGCGGTGGTGAGCCTACTCATTGGAAACACTTTATTGACATGGCTAAATTAGTCAAAGAATGCGGGCATACCTTTAGCTTTATGACTAACGGTAGTCAAAGTGTTGACTACTATAAAGATATAGATAACTATATTGACGGAATGATTATAAGCTATCACCCTGAATATGCTGATACCGCACACATTATTGAAGTTGCTAATAGCATGTCATGCCCAGTAGCACTAAATCTAATGATGGTTCCCGATCAATTTAATAAATTGTCAGATATAGCAGAAACTATGTTTAGAAATACTGACCATCTTGCTATATGGCCTAAGGTAATTTTAGACAAGAGTAACCCAGATCATATAACAAATGAGCCTGCCGACTATACAGAAAGTCAGTTAGAATTACTAAAGAACTGGCCCTATTTCCGTAAGTTAGATGACATTAAATTGCACAGGGGGAACATACTCTTAGACGGAGAAAAAACTGATGCAAATAAACTAATTCTAAACGGGTTGAATAATCATAAGAATTGGAAGTGTTACGGTGGGTTAGACATGGTCAATATTGACATGTGGGGGAACATGTATCGTAGTGATTGTCAGCAGGGAGGACCATTGGGCAATATTGAAAGATATGGATTACCTACTATACCAATCGTATGTAACACAAGCTCATGTAATTGTTTAAGCGATATCTATCTGAGGAAAGAAAGATGAGAATCATAGTAACCGGTAACCCCGATTTTAAAGGACTATGTCACGGGTTAAAATCTGTATTAGACTCATACGAAGTTACTTATATTTCACGTAGTAACGGTTATGATTTGTCTAACGTTGAATACATTACCAATATAATAAAGGATTACGATGTGTTTATTAATAGCACAAATGTACCTAATGACGGTCAACTTAATCTATTGAACAGTGTATATAATACATGGGATGCTGGATACATTATTAACGTCAGCACTACATCTGTATACTGGAATAATCAAAAGAACCTAGAATACTATGAACGGAAACTACGATTAGAACAACGTAGTAAAGAGTTAAGTAATCAATCAGCCGAATTTGGACACAATGTTAGAGTAAGCTGTATTGCATACGGTGAGTTAGATACTATTAGTCAGCAAAGCCGCAACGACAACAGAAACAAAATGAGTGTGGTAACTGCTGCCAATTATATAA